GCGATGCTGAGGCCACCACTCCGGCATTCACCGGGGTGGTGATCGTCGGCGGCGACGGCGTCGAGGGGGTGACGGTCAGCTCAGCCGAGTATGGACCGACAACGTCGAGAAGATCGTAGGTCAGGACTGCGAACTTGTGGTTGGCGTCGGCGTCAAGTCCCCACGCTGAAGCCAACGTCACCGCAGAGGTCGCGGTGCTAACTTTCTGGACGCCAGCCTGCCAAGTGCTATCCGAGGCCCGCCAATACGCGTAGGCCCCAGCTCCGATTTGGCGGCGCAACGTGTAGGCGGTTTGAGTGTCGGACGGGTTTGCGTCGACGAAGTTCCAGTCAAGAACTAGCGCAGCCCCGACGTCCGCCCCGGCATTGTCGACATTCACCCAGGTCGGCGACGACGGGGCGACATTGACGGAGGTGCTGTCTGCTCGTATTCTCGACGCTGTCACCGAGTCGAAGATCACCGGGATGTCATTCCCGGCATAGCGGCGGAAGGCCCACCCGTCGGCATCGTCGGTGTCGATGGTGAGTGCGACGTCCCACAGCAGGGTCGCCCGGATGAACATGCGAGTCTTCAGATCGCCGACAGACACACCAACAACCCACACGTTTCCGCTGGCGTCATAGGTGACCGCGCCGAGCCCGCCAGCAGTGAACGTGGCACCACCTGCTGCTCGCGTGGTGGTGGTGGTGTCCGCTGCATCGCGTTCGTACAGGTTGAGATCGCCCGCTTCCTGCGAGGCGATGATGACCCTGGAGCCATCGAACACTGACAGCGCTGACGGGGCACTCCCTGCCGAGCGGATAGTGCGCGTCGTCCCCTTCGTCCATGACCCTGCCGAATAGGTGCATTTCACAAACTTGAGGTCAAGGCTCCTCGTCCATACTATGTAAAGGTGAGGAGTTGCCCCTTGGATGGCTTTTTCGTCGGTGGAAGTGTGGTGGAAGTCAATGGTCCCGCGACGGGGCGGGCCGGACGCCGACTCAATGGTGGTCCTTGTGCCGACGGCGACGACATCAGTAGAGCTGATGGTGACGGTGGTCCACACCACCGCTTCATCCGGCCCGGACACGTTGTGGGTGGCGACGACGTGGGCGACCCATCCGGTGCCCTCGCGATGGACGACAAGGTCTGAGTCGGAGTAGCCCAGGTCAGCGTTGTCGACCGTCGTCGCCGACGACCATGCGGAAGTGGTGGAGATTGACTTGTTCCGACGGTACGACAGCGAGACTGTCCCCGTCACGCAGTAAACGACGTGAGCGTGGTCGTCGGCGTCGATGTAGAAGGCGAAGTTGGTGGAGACGCCCACCGAGGAGAACCGCGCTGCCGTGTTCTCGGCCCACGTTGCCCCGCTGTCGTCGGAGTACCACATTTCGATCCTGGCGGTGGCGGTGTCCCATATGGCCACCCACCAACGACCGGCCGAGGTGACCTGAAGGTCGTGACCGGCCCACGAGATAACCCCCGTCGTGGTGGCATTTATTGTGACGGCCATTAGGTCGCCTCCCTCATGTTGCTACAACCTTCATGAAGACAGCCCACTGCGAGCCGAGCAACACCAAGCCGACCTTGTCGGAAACCGAGAACGTCATCCCCGAATCCATGAGGGCGATCGGGGTGTCGCCTGTGTCGCCGTTGATCCGAACCTGCAACGGGGTCACCTGCGTCACCGACCCCCAAGTCAGTCCAATCTTCGACAAAGGGACGGTCATATCGACTCCAGCTTGATTGTCTCCAGCGCGCCGCCAAGGTCGAGCCGCCACTCAGCGACAGCCCAATTCCCGCTCGCCCCGAGCTGAGCGTCCACGTATGTCACCACATCATCATGCCAGTGCTCGGGGTTGGTCTGGGTGGATAGGTCAACGGAGGCCGCGACGCGGATGTCGGCTGCGACGATCTTGTCGCCCTGCGCGACCAGCGCTGCCTGCGAGGCGGCCTGCAAGCGCTCCACCTTGTTGATCGTCCGGCCACGACCAGCGATCGACGTCGGGCCGTAAGCGGCGTTGGACACCGTGTAGATGCCGGAACCTTCAGCGCCGATGGCCTCCCCAGCGTCGTCGCGAATGAACACCCAGCGGTTGGGGGTGGAGAAGAAGTCAGCGGAGGCGGTGCGGCTCTCGCCGACAGTGGTGGTGTACCCGGCATCAGCGTCGTATGCCCACATTGGGGCCTTCGTCGACAGCACCACAATCGGGTCGGAGCGAAACCTTCCCTCGCGGTCGCACCACAACGGCCCATACCCAATGCGCTCCAATAGGTCGTTGATGATCTTCAACGTCGTGTTGTCCTGGTCGATCGGCCAGGTCATCGCCGCCGGGAGGGTCGTGGCGATCGCAGCCTGACTGATGGCGTTCGTTTCCCCGGCTGCCGTCAGAATTGCAGCGATCAACGTCAACGGCACCGACCCGGCCGCAGCGGAATAGGTGGACCCGTACGGGGAATCAAACACCGTCAACAGGTCGTAACCCTGAACCCTCCAGGTGGCCGGAGTTTCGCCAGCCTCACGGGTTGGGGTGGTCATCGCGTACACCCCAAGGTTCCAGCGCGTCGTCGTCTCGCCGTCAGCGGATATCTCCACCCACGGGCGCACCCTGTCTTTTCCCCACGCCAGTTGACGTTGCATCGACAGATCACAGGTGCCGTGAATCTTGTTGCTCATATTGCGCGTCACCGATGAGCCATCAACTTGGAGGTCGGCGGAGATGTCTTCGACGAACACGTTGCCCGACGTCAGCAGGTCGAGGCCAGCAGAAACCTCAGTGACGGGGGACTGGATCAGTGTGATGACGCTCATCAGACGATCTCACTATGCGACACCTCGGACACCGACAGCGTCGAGACCACGGCGTACGTGCGACCGTTCGGTTCGGCCACCTCGACCTGCGCATACGACCCCCACAGCCGCTGGCCACGCGGGGAGCGGATCAACACCTGGCGGTTGACCTTCCCCTCCAGCCAGGACACCTGATCGCGGTCGGTGAGAATCACAGCAATGGTCGCCATTCGAGTGGTGCCGGGGCGCGAGACCCACACGGTGCGCCCTGCCGCCAAGCCGCGGGCCTGCCCTTGCCCGACAAGCGGCGAGTTCCAGCCGTTCGAGGCGAGGTCTAGCTCCAGGCTGTCCGACAAATCAGACGCCAGATGGAACCACACCCGTGTGAAATCTATTTCAGCCACCGTCACCCACCTGCCCGTATCGCTTGCTGAATCACCTTAGCCAACCCTGGGCCGACAGCGTTGATGAACGCCTGCGGGTCAGGGCCGCCCGACAAGCCAGAGCCCCCGCTCGTCGTGAGCATCCCAGAGTTGATCAACTGGGCGACGAAGGCTGCGTTCGCTGCCGCTGACGCAGCGTCTTCAGCGGCGGTGGACGGGGTGAACGGGCCGGACGGAGCGGCGGCGGCAGGCGCGACAGGCGGATGGTACACGGGAATGGCGGCTGGGGGCAGTGCGTACACGGCCGCCGTGGCGGCGGCAGCGCCGGGGGCCGGAGCGGCGGCAGCAGCGGCGGCGGCAGCGGCACCAGTGACGTAGCCGTCGATTGCCACGTTCGACAGTCCGAGCCCAGCAGCGACACCAGCAACAGTGCTGACGCTGAAGCCGAGGGCAGTGGCCTTCGCTGTAGCTGCCGCTGTCTGCTTCTTCAGTTCGGCCGCCACGTCAGCGGCAGAGGAACCCTGGCTGATCATCACTTGGCCGAGGTTCGCGATCGCGTCGAACGCGCCGGTCAGCGTCGTCAGGTTCGCCGAACCGAGCACCGTCGTCGTGTCAGTTGAGAGCGCCTTGCCAGCCTTGATCTCATCGAAGAGTGCCTTATCGGCAGCGTTCAGCTTCGAGTAATCAGACGCGCCGAGTGTGAACACTTGGCCGATCTGCGTGTCGAAGTTGGACAACACCGACTGCACGGCGGTCGTCACCCCGGCCTGCGCTGAAGCAAGAGCGCCTGCGTTGCCGTTGGGGCCGGTCGCCTGAGAGCCGAACGACTTCTGATACAAGTCGGTGGCTGCCAGGTCGGCGGCGATCTGCCTGATCTGCGCTGCGGCGTCGGCGGCAGTGGAGACGAACTGCCCGAGCGCAGCGCCCGAAAGGCCGAGCGAATCAGCCAGGCCCGCGACACCGGCCTGATCGAAACCCATCGACACAGCAAGCTGGGTGAGTACGTCCACCTGTTGTTGGAGCTGGATGGCGACCGTTGACGCGTCGACGCCCTGGCTAAGCATCACCTGGCCGAACTCAGCGATCGCGTCGAACGCGCCGGTCAACTGTTGGATGTTCGCCACGCCGAGGGCGTCGTTGATGTCCAGCGTTGTCGTCGCCCCCTCACCCGACAGTGAGTCGCGCAGGCTGCTGAATGCTGTGGTGAGCGCGCCGCGGGCTTGCAGCAACGAGTTGCCGGTGTTGAGTTCAGCGCCCGACCCAACCATCCCAGCGAAGATGTCCGACCCGACACCCTTCAACGCGTCAGCCGCACCAGAACCAGCGGAGCGAGCCGCAGCGACGACGCGGTCGACGAGGCGAGTGGCAGCGCCCGACACCAAGGCGGCCGTGCTTTGGAGGCCGACGGCGAGACCCTCGCCCATGAACACGCCGATCTGCCTGAACACCTTCGACGGCGACGAGATGCCCGACTGTTTGCGCGCAGCGATGGCCATTTTCGACGCCATAATCACGGCCGCCGTCACCGGCTTGTAGGTGTTGGCGGTGACGCCCCTCGCCGCCCCCGTGGCGATGTCGGAACCAAACCTCCACCATTCACCCTGCGTCTTTGAGGAGGAAGGGATGTCGACCTTGGGGGCCTTCCCGCTCGCAAGGGCCTGACGACCAGCGGAGTCGCCTCGCAGGTCGATGATCTTGTTCTTGTTGCTGACCGCGACCGTCGCCTCGACCGTCGTGGCAAGCGGATTGGCTTTGAGGTACGCCTCGATTTGGGTCTGCACACTCAGCGCGGCATCGGCTGCGTTGATCTCTTTCAGATTGGGCTCAACACCCTCGATGGCCGCCTCGTACGCAGCGGCAGCGTCGGCGTACGCCTGTGAGTCTTTCGGGATGCCAGCCACGGCGGCGTCGAAGATGGACTGGGTGTGGGACCGAGCCGTCGCTGCATCGACGATCATCCCCTCGTCGATGCCTTGCTTGAGGACAGAGGAGATGTTGTCGCCCATCCCGCGGATGATTTCGCGCACCTGAGCGTCAGCCGACACCCCGCCGTTCTTCAAGGCGTCGGCGACGCGCGGCCCCAACCCGTCGACGGCGATCATCGCCTTGTCGATCGTCTCCTGAAGTGAGGTGTCGTTGGGGATGTTGAACAATGAATCAGACGCGCCCTTGGCGGCCACCAACCGAGAGGCGTACACGTCGACCTCGCGCGTCGCTTCTTCGAGGGCGGTGGCGTGATTCTTCAAGGCTGGCGTAAATGAGTCGGCGGCATCTTTCATCCGGCCCACGAACCCCCCGCCAGTGGGGGCCTTGCCCAGACTGGAGATGAACTCGATCCAGCCCTTCGGGGGTGGGGCGTCGGAGAAGAACAACGAAGCGTCGTTGATCCCGTCCAATGCGTTGGCTGCGTTGTTGGCTGCGGTGTTCAGATCATTGGCAGTGTCGATGACGCCCTTGATGAACTCCTCCTGGTCCAAGAGGGGTTGGAAGAACCTCGTGTCAATATTCTGGTCGAGCAAGTCGTCGAAGCTCGCTCCGCCACCAGGCTCAAGCAGCCCGGCGACCAAGTCTTGAATCTTGGAAGCGTTGGTGCCGAAGCGGGCGGTGAACTCGCCTGACGAACTCGCGGCATCCAAGAACGCGCTGCGCAGCTTCTCCTTCAGTTGGTCGGCGTCGCCCCCCGACTTGAGGATCGGCCTGATGTCCCTAGACCAAGAAAGCCCGAAGTCGTTCAGCACCTTCACGCCGTCGCCACCAAGCGCGTCTCGGAACCCCGACTTCAGACTGTCGAATCCAGCGATGTCTCCGATGTCGAGAAGGCCAGCATTTAGCTTCTCCAGGCTGATGACGCCCTTGTCGACGGCATCGTTCAACTCGGCCTTCAACGATGCAGCGAGCCGCTTGACGTCTTCCTTGAGCGCCTTGGCGGCGGCCCCAGCCTTACCGAAGGCGGTGCCTAGCAGGGAGGCTCCCGCGGCGGCGACGCCAATCACTGGGTTCTGGGTAATCAGGCCCGCCGTCAGCCCGGCGGTAGCGGCGCTTAGTAGCCCACTTCCGCCAGCAGCGCCCTCGGCGCGACCAGCCATGAATCCACCCAGTACAGCCAGCCCCGCTTCAGCGCCTGTCCGTAGCCCGTTGACCAACGTGCGGCCCGCCGTCAGCCCGTTCTCGGACGCCAGTTGGCGGATGTCCCTCATGACCAAGCTAAAGGTGTCCTTCAGCCGAGTCAAACCAGTAGCCCCGGTCGCCGTGGCGTGGGCGAAGTTGACGCCGATGCCACGGACTACACCAGGGCTGCCCTTGATGAGGGCCATCGTTTCGCCCATCCGGTTGCGCAGCTCAAGCGCCCTCGTACCTGCCTCGCCGAGCGAGGTCTTCAGCTTCGCGACGGCGGCGCGCGATTCCTCGACCTTGGACGCCGGGAGAAAGAACCCTTGCTTGGAAATCGGGGTGAGGCCAGCGGTGCGCAACAGGTTGTTGTTGCGATTGAACTCGCGGAACATGGCCTTGGCGGCGTCCTGCCCGTTGGTCTTCGCCAGTGACACAAACCCGGCAGGCCCACCGAAGAAAGCCTTGATGGAGCCGACGGATGCTGCGCCGCGCAGCCCCGACGCGAACGACGTCCCCGCAGTAGCCCCGCCAGTACGGAACAGCCCCAGCAGGCGTGGACCGAAGATAGCCGCAGCGAGGGCGATCCCAAGGACCACCCCGAGGTTGTCGAAGATGAGCCCCAGCCCAGCCTGAAGGACGTCGCCGAAGGAGGGGAGGTTGGATGCGACGCCCTCAATGAAGCCCTTGACGAAGCGGAAGCCGATCACCACGGCAGCGGCAGCGATGGCGGCGACGGCCTTCAAGAACAACGGGCTGGACACGATTGTGCCGATAGTGCGGCCAACCGCTTCCACGAAGTCGAGAACACCGGAGATGTACCGCTTGATGTTCGGGCCGGAGAACAGCTCAGTGAAGAACTCCGCAACCCGCCGCCCGATCGGCTGGAGCGCCTTGCCGATGGCGGGGCCAACCAGCACCGCCGCGGCGGCCACAGCCCCGAGTATGGGGCCGCCGATCGCCAGGCCCGTCACCCCGGCGGTGAGGGCGATGAGTAGCTTCGTCTTCTGCTTCTCAAGGCCCGAGAAATCACCACTGAATGCCGCACCGATGGCGTTCGCTAGTTCGTGGAAACCGTCGATGGCAGTCTGGAGCCCCGGACGAACGTAGGTGTAAATGCCTTTGGCAATATCGACAACCCGGTCAACGAGCCCCAACACCACGCCAACGGCGACAGAGACGGCTGGGACGAAGTTGCGGCCTACGAAGATCGCGAACTCAGCAAGGGCTGGGATCACCTTCTCAACGATGAAAGAGGTGGCCGTGAACAGGGCACGCTTGATGGTGTCGCCGAGGTCGCGGAAGAACCGAGAGGCAGGCTTGACCTCTCGCTCTATGCGGTCGGCTGTGCCGCTAACCGCCTCCTCGGTCCGCGCGAACGCGTCGATGACGGTATGGACGGCGGTGATGATGCCATCCCAGATGCGGCTGCCCTGTGTGACGAGGTAGCGCCCCAGAAGGGAGATGGCCTCGCGGAAGTCGGCAGAGCGGGTGCGCAGGACATTGAACGCTGCACCCACGGTCGCCACGCCGACAAGCAGAAGACCCATCGGCGAGAGGGCGAGCTGAGCCGCGACGGCCAGCAGCTTGATGACCTCCACCGCCCCCTTCGCGGCAAGCACCGCGCCCAACCCAACGGCGACCCCAATGAGCCCATCACGGACAATGAGAAGCCCCGGCCCAACACTCCCATCGACGAAATTCGCAATGGCGGCGGCGGTGCCGATCAAACCCACGTTCAATGCGGTGAGGACCGGCTTCAGCTTGCCAGCAATCGTCGAGAACAACTGCCTGATGGCCGCCTCCCGTCGGCGGGCGGCGTTGGCCCCTTCGTTGGCGGTGCGGGTGAAGTCGCCCTCGGCGAGAGCGGAATCTTTGACGATCGCAGCGTACGCGGCTTGCGCTTTCTGGCCAGCGGTGAGCACGCTCTTGCCATCGGAAATCCCAAGCAGGAACGCTTCATGACGCAGGCGAGCGTCAGAGACGTCGATGCCGAACTTGCGGAGTGGCTCAGCCTCACCGACAAGACCGGCGCGCAGGTTCGTGAATACGTCGCCGATATCGACGTTGTTGAACGAGCTGATGTCGGTGGCGATCTTCGTCAGCGACACCGACAGCATCGTGGACTGGCCCTCGTCGATCCCGATGGCGCGAAACAGGTTGCCAAAGGTGCCGGTGGCTTCAAGTACGGCGGCCTTTGTGGCTCCCAAATCGCTCGGGGCATTTCTGACGAAATCAAACACGGCGTCGGCGAACTGTCCGAAGACCACCTTGTTCTTGTTGACCTGCTCGTTGAAGTTGACGGCGTCGGCATACCCGCCAGTGAGCTGGCTGAATATCCCGACCCCAAGCCCGAGTGCCGCAATACCACCACCAATGCCCCGCCCCGTGACCGCGCCAAGCACACCCGTCGACGTGGCGGTGCGCGCCTGCTGGGTGATGCGCTGCTGACGGATAGTTGACGACCGGAGTTCCTTCTCCTGGCGCGAGAATGACGACCGGATCAACGTCTCGCGCGTGCGCAACTCGCGAGGCAGCGTCTGATTGAACCCTGAGTCGGTACGGCGCAGAGAGCTACCAAACTTGCTCAGGGTTGAGGTGAGCCCGCTGAACGACTTTGAGATCGCGCTGGTCGCGGTGCGGGCGATCCCAGCTATGGTCGCCCCGAGCGCCTTCTCCAACCGCCCAATAGTGCGCAAGACTTCCTGCACGATCAGTACCCGCTGCTTGCCCGCGTACCGAGCTGCAACCACCTGCTGCTGGGCGGCCCCCTGGGCACCCGACGCGGCGCGGGAGTTCTCGCCCTTCAGGGTCTCGATGCGGCGCTGGGCGTCACGCGAGAAGCGCTCCCGATCAGTGATTGCCCCCTGGCGCTCCGTGGAGCGGGCGCGGTATTGGGCGGCGGCGATCGCCTTTTCAAGCTGCCCGATCCGCTCAAGCGCCTCGCTGAGATTGTACGCCTCCTGCGAGGCGGCATTCAGATTCTTCGAGAAGACCTTGGCCCCATTGCCAGCCTGTACGGCGCTCTTGCCAGCAGCATTCACCGCGTCTTGAATCTTCTTCACTCCATCGGCGGTAGCCGAACTGTTGAAAATCTTCTTGAATTCGGCGAACCCCTGCGTGACGCCACGAGAGCAGGCCGCCTCAATAACCTTCGCGATGGCGTCGACTGAGTCCGCGTCGAGCTGAGCGCCGATGAAAACAGTGCCGTCAGAATTTGCGGTGAACCCAGCCACGGCTGAAGACTAGCCGACGACTAGGGCTGGTTGAGGCTTCGCGCCGAAAGGGTCAGCGCGCCGCGGTCTTGCGCGGAGGCTTTGGGCTGATGGGAGTGCGCCGGACGGGCGGTGGCGGAACAGGCGTGCTCGCAGCGTCGATCAGCGCTTCGAGCAACTTGCCCAACTTCTCACCATCAAGGTTCGGCACTTTCGAGAGCGCCTCAGCGAACGCGACCGATTCCTCTGGGACGATGATCCCGCGGATGAACCGAGCGATGCCGCCGGAATCGCCAGACATAATGTCGGAAACGGCGAACGAGTTGATGTCACACACGATCGTCCACTCCGCCCCGAGGAGGCGCACGGTCTTGGTGGGGGCGGGAGTGAGGTCGAACCCGAGCTGTGAGTCGAGGTCCAGAATCTTCTGCGGTGATGCCATGCCCGACATACTACGTCACGGAGCGCTCTGGCGCTAGCACCACTACTTGAAGGCCGCCCGGATCGCCCGCTCCATACCGCGCTGGAGGAACCTGTATGGACGGTTGCCTGGGTGGTCGACCGATTTGGCTTTCACCAATTTCTGGCGAGACAGGCGGTTGTTGCTCGCCAGGCCCTGGGCGCGTTGGCGCTTGGACGCTTTGCCGGACTCCAGCCGAATGATGGAACCATCACCAGCCGTCTTCGTTGAGCGCGCGTCCCCCGAGGACGGGAAGACGAGAAAGGGCGCGTTCACGGCGTTGATCGTGTGTCGAGGGGAGCCGAACTCCAACGCCGCAGTCTTTTTCTGGTTGCCGATGACCTTGCCGGTCATGATGATCGGGAACGTGTTGACGCCGTTCGGAAAGTCCAACTCCACCTTGATGCCCCCCAACAGGTGACGGGCTCCCTTCTTGCGGCGCAGAGGTGGGCGGTCGTTGACCAGCTCCGACGAAACGATGCGCTTCGCCTCGGCAGCGGCCTCATCGACCAAGGTCTTCAACTGGCGGTACGCCTGCTCCGCTGCCGCTGCCTCCACGGCCCGAGCGAAGCCAGAGCTACCCCTCAGCGAGCGAGTGATGCGTACTGGGCCTTGGGCCATGTCAGTTCCACGGCAAGTCGATCGTCACCTGTGTCGTCCACCCGGCCACCCCACCCTGCGGAGCGAGGGGGGACAGTGATCCAACTGAACCGTTCGAGCAGCGAACGCCAGCCGGGACGAGACCCCTGGAGGTGGAGAGGTGTGCGAGGCGACGGTGAATGGCTTCACCGCGACCCAGCATGTAGCGCGCTGCGGCGGCCTGGACCGCTGGGTCGGGGAGAACGATGGCCTTACCCTCGACAACGGCGGTCGGCCAGCCCGACTCTCGCAGTCGGACGTCGAAGGTGGCGCGATACAGGCCGAGCTGTCCGGCGCGAGTGTTCGGCGACGCCGTCGTCGAAAGGAACGCAACCGTCAGCGCATCAGAGATGCCATCGTCGCCGTTGCCCATCGTCACGTACGCAACGATGCCCTCGCAGGCGTCGACCCCGCATTCCGCCAGGGCATCGAAGGTCTCGGAGAGAAGGTGGTTGGCGATATCCGACAGGCTCACACAGCAAGGCTCGGGCGTGTTGTCGCATGGGGCCGCAGGAATCATGCCTGAACCATAGCTGGTCGGCGTGAACTGGTCGATGAACGCAGCAAGCCCCCACCCGAAGGTGAGGGCTTGAGCGGATGACTGTTGGAATGTGGAGGCTAGCTCCCGGTGGGGAGGTCTTGGTACCCGCAGTCGACCGTCGCCGCGATGGCGTTGAACTGAGCCTCGGTGTAGCCGACCGAGATGCTCGCGCTATTCGGGGCGTACCCGGCACCGGGGTAGTCATTCCACGGGCCGTTGAAGATGTTCGGGTTGTTCGTGCCCTTGCCGCTGAAGGCGATGCGCTTCACGTCATCAGCAAACGCCTTCGAGCCGGGGCGCAGCTTGACCTTGCCGAAGATGTGGCCGATGGCGAACGGTGCCTCCGAGCCAGCGACGACACACGAGCCAGCGCCTTCGGTGATGGCGGTCGTGATGACCTCCAGATAGACGCCGTTGCGTGGCGCTGCGGTGTAGAGCGGGTCGGCGTAGCCGATGACCTTGCCAGCGAACGCGCCGCCTGCCCTGCCCAGAATGACCGAGCCGCCGAAGAGGAGAGCCATCATCTCAAAGTCAGAGAAGCCCAGCTCGCCCGACAGGTTGTAACGCTTGATCTTGTCGTCCTTCTCGTAGGTGAACAAGATGTCGCCACAGGCATTCTTCTGCTCGTAGATCGTCCCTTCCTCCACGTCGGGGTCGGCGGTGAGCGTCACGAGGCCAGCGGTCACAAGACCGCCATTGACGCCACCCGTGGGGGTGCAGTCGGAGTCGAGGCGAGCGGCGCGCAAGATGCACGCTTGCAACTCACCTACACACACTCCACCGGCAAGGTTGGTAGCCATCTTTGTAATCCTCCTGTTGCGAGATGCCGAGATCGTCGCAGACCGACAAGGGGAATGTCTATGGTTGACGCGGCCCTGAGGTTAGAAGCCACCCACGGGAGACTGACAGCTCCACGTTTGCATGAATGAATAGGTGGCAGGGGTTGCAGACGTGCAAGGCATTCTCGGCGTCTGCTGCCCCGCCCTGCGACCGACGGCGACGGTGGTGCATCACGGTGGCTCTGCGGGTGCAGCCTGGGGCGTCAGCCTCACACCATCCCAGGGAGCGCCGCTCGACAGCGGCGCGGACCGACGGGTGGAACTCAGCCTTGGACTTCGACGGGTTGCGCTTCATGGCGGTGCGTCGCATCGACAGACGCTGCTTCGGGCCTCTGGGTGGGCCTTTGGGCTGCGGGGGGCCACTCACGACACCGTCACCAGCGACCAGTTGTTGTCCAGCTCTGGCGTCCACACTGCCAGCACCCCCATCCCGCGAGGGGCGAAGCGATCAAGGAACCGGCCCACGGCCGGGATGCCAAGCGCCTCTGCTTCCTCGGCAGCATCGAGCGACACGCTGACCCCTTGGACGTTCGCTGAGGTCACGCCGCGCAGTCGCGACAAAGTGGTGGGGTCTTTCATCATCTGGCAGACCAGCTCGACAGTGGCCATCACCGTGATGCGAGAAGGCGCGTTGCCGAACGAGTGGGTGACGGTGAACGTGCCTTCTTCGGTGTTGGCCTTGGTGATGTCGTTCGACGTCGGCCATGAACCCACGCGCCGGAACAGGTAGCTCCCGTTGTAGATGCCGTACTCGCTCGCGTTGAGAGCGACACCGTTGATCTTCACCTGCGCCACCGACGCAGATGGTCCAGGCAGCGGGATGGGATTGAGCAGCATTTCACTGCTGTTGCCCCCGAACCCCATCCACCCGACCGGGCCACAGGGGTAGCCGCTGGAAATCGGATAGACGGTGCGCGTACACCGCCCATGCACTCGACCCCCGGAGGCGACGTACAAGAAGTCGCTGGCTTCGTCGATCAGCTCTTGAATCAGCGCACCGTGGTCGCTGTCGGTGTACGCGCAGCCGCACGGCGCTTCGAGGACGTCGTCGACGGTGGCGAACGATTGGCACGCTAGTTCGGGCATGGCGGAAGGCTACACCTCACCCACAAGGTCAGTAATCCACTGTGCGGCGCACTGGCTGGACGTCATCCCGGCGGGCGGCTTCGCGTAGGCATAGTCGGCGGCCAGTCGGCCCCCTTCCTTGCAGACACCCGCCAGTCGCGTGTCGTGGAGTAAATCCCACGGGTTGAGCGACAGCAACCGCTCCGGCCCCTCGACTTGGATGCCGGGGACGTACTCCCAGAACCTCAGACCGTGCTCGACGTCGCGCCGGTACCACGGAGCGTTGAGTGACACCACGGGGCGGCCGATGAGCGCGAACTCGTAGGCGAGCGAGCTGTTGTCCACCATCAAGATCGACGCCTGGGCGAAGACCTCTTCATCGGTGTAGAGAATCTCGACGTCGTAGTCTTCCCACATGCGGTTCATCGCCCCGCGCCACTTCGGGTGCTCGTGGCCGAAAACCCTAAACCCCATCGACTTGTAGAGGTTGATGATCTCGTGGAGCTGCGGGCCGTAATGAAGGTACGCCGACCTCGCTTCGGGTGCGGTAGAGCCGTTCCAGTGCCAGGCGAAACAGATCGACGGTTTCTCGGGCATCGGGGCATTGAGCCACTTGTCCATCTTTGGGCAGCCGACCGCCACTGACGGGGCCGACGTCCATCTCTCGGCCACCGTTTCGCTGGGGGCGATGAAGCCGATCACACCAGAGTGCCGACGGCCACCGGAGCCAGAGTACGACGGGTCATGAAGTGCGTCGACGTAGACCTGCCCGGCACCGTGCTCGACGTAGATCATCGGGCACTGACCACGTAGCGGGTTGACGTCCTGCCATCCAGCGACCATTGCAATGCGGCCCATCGGTGGGCGGGTTGCCTCGCCAGGCGGAGCCATCGGAAGTACGTTGCCGCGCAGGTGGTCGGGGAGCGCCTCGAAGATGGGCAGGAGATGACTCTGGTAGTGGCTCTCGCTAGAGACAACGTCGATCTTCACAGCATGGACTCCATCTCGTCAAGGTAGCACTGACGCCAGTCAGCCCAGTACGGCACCATCCAACTTTGCTGTTCGCGTGCTGCTTCGAGGGCGGCGGGCTGGGCAAGATTATCTATCTCGGCCGCGAAGGAGGGGGTATTCACGTCGACGATCAGCACTGGCCCGCAGGCAAAGGACATGGGGCGGCGATGCTGGATGGCTGGACGAACCGCAGCCAACTCATCGTTGGGAGAGCAGTCGGGCATCATCACCACCAACCCAGAGGCTGCCGCTTCCAACGCGGGAAGGCAGAGCCCCCCGTACCGCCTCGGCATTACCAACACGTCAGCGCCCGCGTACAAGTCCCGCTTGTTGTCGACGCCATCTGGGTGGAGATCAAACTCAATGTTGCGCTGGCGACGGAACTCGGGAAGCTGCCCGTCGATGCCGAACACCGACAGCTTCACGTCGGCCCGGACGTACCGCATGATCTGGACCAGCAAATCGGTTCCGTTGCGGTCGGCGTAGGCGCGCTTGCCCACAACGTGGGTGAGGTGGAGCCGGTGGTCGTCGGTCGAGGCGGCGGGGGCTACGGGCGACATCGGGACGGGCATCACCTTCCCGGCTGGCAGTTGGTCGAGCCTCCACTTCGTCGGCCACCACCATGCGTCGGGGTGGGGAATCGAAGGGTCGGTGGTGTGACGCACGAACTCGGGGTTACCTTGGATGATCAGCTTCACGCCCATCTCGCGACACCACAGCGGCATACGCCAGTCGTTCGGGGTTTCGACGGTAAAGACGACGTCGAGGCCGTCCAGCCATTCCCTTACGAGCGTCTCGTCGAGTTGGTGGTTCTTGTCGTCGTAGCTGGCCCAGGTGGCGTTCTGGTACCAGTCGGGAGCTACTACGCAATCAGGGCGAGGCATCCGCACGAGCAACACGCGGTCGACGGGCATGTTGTCGTAGAAGTTCTTGCTTTGGATCGCGATGCCGCGAGCGATCTCACACCTTGCGATTAGGCCGAGACGCATTGACCCCACCTCTTTCCTCGCGATCGAGAACCCGACACTGACACGGATGAACCCGGCCGCGTCGCCGCCATTCACCACTACCGTTGCAGAGTTCGCAGTTGGAGTCAGCGTCGACAAGGCGGCCCATCAGGCGGGCGAGACGGCGATTCTCTTTCACTTCCACCCACTGGCGAACATCGGCTGGGCGGGAAGAGCTGGGGCGTTCCTGTCGCCTGATTTCCCCGCGCAGCATCCCCAGAGCGCGGCTGTCGGACATCACCGCCCGGAACTCGGCTTCGGTCAGCATGTCCTTACTCTTGTTGCACGAGTAGCAACAGATCGCGATGTTGGCTCGCTCGTTGCTTCCGCCTCGGGCCTTCGGAATGCGATGGTCACCGGTGGCCCTATTGCGTGCCGTGTTGACGACGTCGCCCGACACCTGCTGTCCGCAGTATTCGCAGAACACTTCGGCTGAGTTTTGGAACGCTTCACGCACGGCGATGCTGGTGATCGACTCGATGTACTCGTAGGTCATTGCCCGAACTCCATGTCGAACTTGCTTTCATCACCGCGAGCATCGAGATGCTTGGACCTCAGGATGCTGCCTTCGGGGTGGTAGATCGCCAGGCGGTGGCCGGGCTGCCATTGAACAACGGAGTGCATCTTGTCTTCGATCATGGTGCGCGATGTCAGCGGGAAATGGTCGCGCAGAATGCGACGGTAGTAGTTGGTGTTCGCGACGTGAGGGCGCTGAGACCATTGACGCGTGCGACGCAACGGCACCCCCAAGATGTCTTTCGTCCGATGGTCGGTCATCAGGTGCTCGTGGACGTCAAGGATGCAAGACTCATGGTGGAACCTGAGCACGTCGAGGTGCCCGTTCGCTACGACGTCGACGACGTTGGCCCAGGGGATGAAGTCATCGGCGAGTGGGGTGTCGTGCTCCATGAACAGAAGGCATGGGGACACGACGCGCACGAGCGCCCGCTTCGTCGTGTTGGCCTGATGCCCCCAAGACTCAGCGATCACCGGCAACACACTGTGGTAACGGCGCGCCCACATGCACAGGTTGTAGAGGTACTGCGCGTAGTCCCAGGCCATCTGCGCCTGCTCGGGGCGCACTCCGTCGCAAGCGATGAGAACGTCGACGCCAGGGAGCTGCCTCTCCACCGAGTCGAGGGTTGCGCGGATGATGTCGAGGCTCGGGTTGGAGGGAACGGGCGAGGTGACCATGACGACCTGCAAGTCGGGGGTCGCTTGGTCGATCTCGGCACCCAGTTGCGTGAGATCGCTAATGAGCTGGTCGAGCATCAGCGACTTCTGCAACTGCCACCACGCTGAGCACTTCGCAGCGAGAAGGTGACGGTCGGCGAGCGAGGCTTCGATGACCCCACCCACGTCTTCCCAGTTGATGATCTTGGGCATCGGGACATTCCCGTAGACGAACGACCAGTAGTCGGTTTCGCCGTCAGGTGTGGCGGTGTCGACGAGCGGGATACACCCAGCTTCCAGGGCCTCGTACACCCTGAACGTGTCGACCGACTTCGGCCCCGACGGGCAGGGGACAATCCAGGTGTGGGCCAACTCCTGGGCGTACATCTCAGCGGGCAGCCCTTGGGCGAAACCACTGGTTGGGCGGAACCGCCCGGCGACACGAGCGCGAGCCTTCCTGAGACCGTTTGCAGCCTGTTTGCGGCGGGTGTTGGTGATCTGACCGGCGAACGACCACAAGATGTCCTTGTGGTCTGCCTCCGGCCAATGCTCGTCGATCAACTCGGGGGTTGCCGCTCCCCAGCCATTGCCGAAGAAGAACCCGAAGTCGGCCATGTCGGCGTAGTGCTTCGGGTCTGGCATCTGCACCCAGAAACGAATGTTGTCGTGCTTGATTTCTTTCCACGGAAATTGCCCCTCTTCGTCGCCGCACAAGATCAGCAGCACCCCGTCATATCGGGCGAGCTGACCGTTGAGCGCTGCGATGTCTTCTGGCGAGGTGTGGTGGCGGGCGGGGACTACGACGATCGCCGGGCCGCCGATGCCGTCCCCGACGGCGACATGCTCGAACTCAAGGTCGTGCCGCCACAGCGTGCCGCTGAACAACGCTTCGAGGATGTGGGTGTCCCACGGGCCGCGAGCGTCAATGTTGTCGTGGTTCGAGAACCAGACGACGGGAATGGGGCCGCTCATAACCGCACCCATTCAAGGGGGGCAAAGAAGTGATGCTGCTCATGGTCCGTGCCGAGGTATTCGCGACCGTAGCCACACCCGGTCATGAAGTCGTACAACTCCTGCGGGTCGGTGCCGCAGTTCTTTTCCATTAGGTCGGGGTGAACGGAAACCCACACCAGCGGACGTCGCGCTAGTAGCGCGTTCTCAGCGCCATGCAGCACGGCCAACTCGAAACCTTCGACGTCGATGGTGATGGCGTCGGGCGGCCTCAACCCATGCTCAACCAGTTGGTCGATCGAGTGAGTTTGGATCGCTTCGTCCCCGATGTAGCGGTAGGCCATCGCTGCGACTTCACTAGCGTCCTCGAAGTCGTCAGAACACACAGGCCACTGGCGGAGTGGGCGGTCGATAACATCAACAACTTCCCCCATGAAAGCCTGGATGGACGCGATCGGATTGTCGAAATTGTTGGCAGCCCAGGTCTTGCGGATGTTGACCCACATTTCGGGGGACGGCTCAATCAACACCATATTGCCATGACCGCAGAACGAGCCATAAACCGCGCTCAGCCAGCCATGTTCGGTGCCGACATCGTAGACAACCATGTCTGATCGGAGGTGCTGCTGCATCGACGCGAGGCGCTCGCGTTCCCAGTGACTTGGCGCATCCCAATCGGCGATGCTGTCGGGAAGCCAGAACGTCCACTCGGGCTTCTCGTTGATTTCGCGTGACTTCATGAGATCGTGTCCCGTTCCTGTAGTAGTTCGACGAGCTGCGCCATGCGGCGTTCGTAGGTGTGATGTTCAAGCACTTCAAGTCGCCCTCGCGCCTTCGCTGCCGAGTTGTAGCCGTAGCGGTCGACGAGGCGTTTCTCGATGAGAGCGCCGAGCGCTTCCCAATCAAAGGCGGGCCAAGTAATCACCGACCCATGAAACGCTTCGACTAGACCGGGCACCTCGGGGTGGAGAAGAAGGCCACCGCGACCGAGGGTTTCCGGCACGCGGTCACTCCAGTAATTGGGCAGGCCAGTGCCTGCGAAACACGAGTCGCCGATGACGATGTCGACGGAGGCGTACAGGTCTTGCAGGTCTCGGCCGCGCACCGCGTGGCAGCCCGGCTGCGGCCAGAAGGAGCAGTCGCGTCGGAAGTTCTTCTTCAACCAGGCGACCAGTTCGTGACGGTGCTCATGCTCTTTGTGGTAGCTGCCGTCATGGGAGCCGACGAAAGCCAGCTTCGAGTGGTACTCATCACGGAACGTTCCTCTTCGACATTCGGCTCGCGACACGCCCGGTGGGAACCAGACGTGGTTGACGCCGTGCCCGGCAAACTCTTCATCGTGGCCGCCGTCGGCCGTGATGACGAGATCACTCTCAAAGAACGGCTCGCCGATCTGATGGACGCGAGGAAGCCCGAACCAGATGTCGAGGTGGTAGCTGACCGTCGGCACGGTGAGTAGCTTCGCCTGACCGAGCATCGCCCGCTGTAGGCCGTGAGCGATGGCTTCGCCGCCATCCCCGTAGATGGACTTCCAGTCCCAGCCGGTGCGAGTCCACAAGATGAAGTCGGGGTTCCCCGGCCAGGTGCGCCTGTTGCTCATGGCCAGGAAGGTGCCTGGGTCGTTCTCCTGCATCGGGATGACGACGTGCCCGTTTTCGATCAGTGCCCTGCGTAGGTGGTTCTCTGTCGAATGTTCAGGCTGGAAATTGCCGATTTGGATGACGGTCGACGAGTTGGGCATGGAGACATACTATGTCATCACGGCTGACGGCGCAACAGTCAGATTTCAGGCGGGGTGTCCATGCCGCCGTGGCGGCCGCCGGATAGTGCGAGGAGGTTGCTCACATCAGGTGCCTGCGTCGCTGTCGAGCAGGTCTTCGCCGACCAGTAGCCGGGTGAGCGCTGCGACCTGGCGTTCCAGCCTGGTGATGCGCTGCGCCGACGTCACGGCAGTCTTGTCGTCCAGCGCTGTGCGGAGCCGTACGTGCAGGGTGTACTCCACGACGGCGGCGGTGACGTCAACTTCGACGGCGACAGACTCGACGAGTTTGCCGTCTGCGAACGTCTCGTTGTAGTCGGTGCGGGTGATGCGATCGGTGGTCATGGTGTCTCGAATCCGACGTAAGCAACAACTGAAGTAGTCCCGGCGCCGTAGATGCTGGCCGAGATCGTCGACGGCAGTCCCGCCGAGTAGTCGGCCGTTTCCGTCTGCAACCGCCACGCACATGACACAGCGCCGGATGCCGGAGAAGACTCGCCGAACACATCGGGCATCGCGGAGGCAGGTGACGACCACCGGACCGTGGAGTGGTTGGACGGCCAGACACACAGCAAAAACATCCCGGCGGGTACTTCCGTAGTCCCCCCTGTGATGGTCTTGACGCCAGCGGTGTCGCCTGCCATGTTGCCGTAATCTGCGAGCAAGGTGACGGGCAGCCAGTTGTTATCGCACGAGTACAGCCCACATCTGAGGGAGGCGCCCGCTTCCCCAGTCCAGCAGTATGTGCTGATTGCCCCGACAATCATGGGGCGATCGATGAGGTACGGCCACCAACGCGGCTGTTGGGGGAGACTGGCAGCGGAACCTACGCTGCCGGTCCGCACCGAAATTGGGAGGTAGAGCGACGTTGAGAGCTGAGCCGCCAAGGATCGGTGTATGGGGTGCGGAAACGCTTTGGTGATGCCGCCACCGCCACCAGCGGCCGCCCACTTGACGCCCGTCGCGGCCGCCGAATCCGCCGTGAGCACATGGGTGTTGCTGCCGACCGCCAAACGTGCCACCGTGTCATTCGCGGTCGCGACGAGCAGGTCACCCTTGGCGTCGACAAGCGACTTCGGTACGGCCCCGTCATCGGGGAGTGCTCCGGTGGCCATCTCAACCCTCTAGGGCGTAGGAAGCGAGCACGGCGGTGACGGGGCAGGGGTCGAAGACCAAGATGCCATAACCCTGGACCCAGCGGGTGAAGGTGTCACGGGTGAAGTTGATCGACTCGGTGTTTGACCCGATCATCGACGGAGACGTCGAGTCGTAGAACACCGGCCCAGACGCGTACACCCAGTCGCTGGCGGCGGTCGATGCGGATTGTCCGGTCGGCGGGGGGGGATTGAGGAACCCAGCATCGGAGATGACGACGTTGCCGACTGGGGTCTGCCACTGCCCGTCAATCAGCATCAACCCGTACGAGTTCTTCGCCTGCGCGAGAAGGCCAGGAGTGAGAAAGATGAAGCCGACCCCGCCTTGGAGCCGCTCGGCGATCTCTTCCTCAAGAATCGTGAGGGCGTTCCAGATCGGCGTGGCGGCAGCCCCAAACGCCGCCCCGTTTGGCGCTGTGGCTTCAGACGACAGGGACTTGTCAGCCGACGCAGCGCCTGAGATCAACTCCTTGGCAAACGCCGCCGAGACGGCACGATCGTAGAATGACGACAAGCGAGCGCCGACCTCGTCGGGAGTCAAATCCAACAGGGTTGCAGACATTGCATCAGTGATGCGGAACGGCGTCTGTGATTCCCAGGCATCACAGATGACCGGGACGACCGCGGAGTTCACCGCCGTGGCGCACGTTGCCTCGTTGTCAACGGAAAGTGCCCGACACTTCGTCGGCTCCCAGCGCACGCCGTCCAGCCAGCGCTCCCCAGCACCAGGAAGTCGCTCAATGGAGTTCAGCAACCGACGCGACTGCAACGGCCCGTCGGGAAGAGTGATGTGTGGCTCGCGACCTGTGGTCATGCGGAATACTCCTACTCGTCACGGCACAGCCGTAGATGTTCAACATACTGCCACCCAGCGGGCCGTCAGGTCTACATGCTGGCCTAGAACGGCAAAGGCCCCCGGACTGCCGACCGGGGGCCTTGCGCTGTGTAGCTGGGGACTAGCTCTGGTACCCGACTTCGTCGCCGCCCTGGCAGTTGATGACGATGTCGTCGATCTGGGCACCGTTCCAGCAAACCGGGATGTCCAAGATGTGAGCCGGGCAGCTCGTGGTGTCAACGACGCCCTCGAAGTTCTCGAAGAAGAAGGTGAACTGGTTGCGCCGGTTCGCCTCGTTGTCGCGGTAGATGTTGTTGCCGGTCACGCCGATGGCCAGTTCGCCACGGTCGATGGCGGCGAACTTGCCGGGAGGGGCAATCATCACCTGCACCGAGGCGGGGAGGCGGTTCAGGGTGCTCGTGCCCGGACCAGGCACAGCCACCGCGTACGTCGGGGTGTCCATGAACCAGTGGGGGGTCACGCCGACATCGGTGAACATGCCGTTGATCTGAGCGTCCGACGGGATGCTGAAACCACCGTCGACACGGCGGCGGCGCAGAATGTCCATCTTCATGCCCCACTGCACATGGCGGGGGAGCCATGCCTGCATATTGCCGTTGATGCTCCAGCGCTCCGACTCCTGGTACAAGGCCAGGTAGTTGAGGATCGTCGAGGTGATCGTGACCGAAGCGCCGTAGCCGAGGCGGGGGGCGGCGAGAGTATCGCAGCCGGTGGCCATTGCGTTGAGCAGCAGCTCCTCGGCGAGACGGGCGTGGGCCGCACCCAGACGGTTGAGGTATGCCTCGACCAGTTCCGGGTAGGTCATCGCCAGCATGTTCTTGACGGTCAGGCAGCGGTACACGCCGTACATGGTGTACTCGGTCGGGCTGCCACACGCGATGGTCTGGCAGGCGTCCTTCACGGCGTTGGCGTTGGCGTCATCGGCCGCGGTCCACTGGCCGTAGCCAGTGGTGATGCTCGACAGCGACGGGGACGACATGATCGACACCTTGCCGCGAGGTGCCTGGAAGCCGGGGAGGCTGTTGAACACCGGGCGGTCGAGGACGTTGGCGCAGGCCAGGTCGTAATGCGGGGTGGCCGGGGCACACAAGGTAGCGGTCATTTCAGCATCGTCGAACTTGGCGAGGTTCAACATCACGTCGTCGCCGAGAATCTGCTCCGGGGCGTAGTTGCCGCGGATGCGTGCGATCTCGAAACGCTCGCTGGTCGAGGGGTTCAGCGACTTCGCCCGGTCGGCGGCCGCGTCAGCGACCTCAGACCACGAAGCGAAGTTGTCGCCGGGGTTCTTGCCCTGCACGCCAGAGGTGGCGAACAGGTACTCGGGGGCGGTGCGCTTCACCGAGGGGGTGCCAGTGGCGGGCGGCACGACGGGGGTGCCGAACGTGGTCGGTACCAGCTTGCCGGGCTTGCCAGCCAGCGCCTCTTCGGCGGCAGTCGCGGCTTCCGCAGCAGCGGTTGCTTCCGCAGCAGCGGTTGCTTCCGCAGCAGCAGCAGTAGCGGCGACCTCGTCGGCGACGGCCTGCTCGGCTTCCAATGCAGCAGCAGCAGTTGCAGCGGCTTCGGCAGCAGCGGCCGCGGCGGCCGCGGCGGCCTCGTCGGCGTCGGCGGAGGCGTTGTCGGCTTCCAGCGCGGCGGCAGCGTCAGCGTCGATCGCCCAGGCCGACAGAGCGTCAGCCTTCGCGAGATACGCGTCGACTTCCTTGCGCTCGTCGCCAGTCACGCCGGAGCGCAACTTGGAGACCGCAAGAGTCTTGATGGCCTTGACTAGCCCGCGGGCTGCGTCGGCGCTGAGTGAGTTGATGGCTTTGGGAACCTGGGGCCACATAGCGGGCAACCTCCGGTAGATCAGTGGTGAGTCGCAGTGTTGCCGCCGGACGGGCGGTAAGTCCACACCTGACGGATTAGTCGTCGTCGTCCATCAACAGGGCGAGCAACAGATCATCGTTGGTGCTGGCCTCTTCGGTCTGCGTCTCCGTGTCGTCAGCGCAGCTCGGGAACGAAGCGACCAGCTCTACGACACCCTCATCGTTGGTGTGGAATGCGAACCCCGCAACGAGGTCGCGCTCGGCCTCGGACAAGCCAGGGACATCGAAGCCCTCGGCATTCACCGACACCACGGCCTTCAAGCGCGGGCCGACCCAGTGACCCGACAGTCGCGAAGCGTTGGCTGCGTAGATCGTCTCGTCAGAAACGCCGGGGCGCACGAACCCCGACATCCACGGGCCAAGACGGCCCTCGACAATACGAACGTCGCACCACGCATTCTCGATGCCGCCGTAGGCGTCTTCGATGGTTGCTGCGGAACGCGACGGGCGGTGGCCGCCGAAAGCGAAGATCGGGCCGGTCTGAACGCGACCGTTCTCCGTGATCGGGCCGGGCTTGTTGAACGACGCGTAGCCGTCGGCCGGGCGCGGAATGATGAGGCACTTGTCGGTGCGGCCGTCATGACAGGTGTTCCACAAGCCCAAGTGCCCGGCGACCCAACCCTCAGAGGAGATGATCGTCTTCTGCGGCTCGTCCGGCTCGGGCTGAAAGAACGCGTCGTACGGAGCGAGCAACATGCCCGCCGTCATCTCGACATCGACGGTCGGCTCGCCGATGACGCGGATGCTGAACTGGCCGCCCGACGCCACAACCAAAGGCACCATCGGGTCGTCACCCATCGCGGCAGTCAGCTCATCGTCAGACATGCCCTCTGGGATTACTCCGTGAGCCGCGCCGAAGGCGGGGGTGGCAACACCTGTGGTGGCGGACAGATTGAACTCAGTGAACTCAATCCACCATTCGTCGCTATCCAACTCTTCGACGAGACGGGCCTTGATCTCGGCAAGATCAACGGAGTTGCCGCGCATGGCCCCGGTGTGAACGTAGCGGGCGTGGTCGCGGCCGTTCTGGTCGTTCAGGAGGAAG